AGGCTCTACCTACCGACGCCGAAAGGCGTCACGTTGCACCATTGGCATCCGAATAAACTTTGGGGTGGGAGCGCTGGCGGGTCGAAATCCTACTCCGCGCGCTGGGAAGCGATCCGCTCCTGCGACAGCATCGAGGGCTTCCGGTGCATCTTCATTCGCCGCGAGCTGAACGAACTGCAACGGACGCATCTGGACAAGATCGAAAAGGAAATCGCGGCCATCAACCGGATTCGTGGCGGCAAGGAGCGCATCAAGCTGACGAAGGTGCCGGCGCTCACGACGTTCACGGATACCGACGCGAAGATCGTCTGGGGCCACTGCCAGAACAAGGGCGACGAGGAGAAATACCTCTCCGAAGATTATGACCTGTTCATCGGCGACGAAGCGACGCGGCTCTTGCGCACCCAAATCGTTGGCGTCGCCGGGCGGCTGCGCAACGACACGAAGCGGAACCGCTCGGCGCGGATGATTCTCATCACGAATCCCGGTGGCCCCGCGCACGACTATTGCGTCTCGCATTTCCTCACGAAGCTGGTCGATCCGGCCGATAACCCGAAATACGACCCGGCCGACTACGTGTTCATCCAGTCCAGCCTCTACGACAACCCCTACTACATGGACGCGGACGGCACGTATACGACCTACGAGAAGCGCTTGTATGCCTACGCGAAGGAGCGACGGCTTCAGCTCTTGAACGGCGACTGGACCTCCGTCGTCGGGCAATTCTTCGCGGCGTTCACTGAGCCCACGCACGTCGCGGTGTTGCCGATTCCGCCGGGCTGTCACATTGAACGCTGGCTGCGCTGGAATCCGGACCCGCAGCAGAGCTTGTGTCAGTGGGTGGCCTGCCTGCCCGATGGTCGGTTGTATGTCTTCGCGGAATGGGCGTTTCACGGACAAGTCGCCGGGCTCGCGGCGCAACAGATTCGGCGCTTCACACAGGATCAGGTGTTGCCCGAGACGAAGGGGAAGCTCACGCGGTCGCTCGCGAACCATGACATGTGGCCGAAGACGAAAGACGCCTCCGGGGAATCGCTCGCGGAAACCTTCCGCCGGCACGGCGTGCACCTCCAGATGGGCGATCGTGACGAGGTGCTCGGCTGGGGCCGACTCCGCCATTGGCTGCTGCCGCATCCGCGCGGCGGGCGCTGGTTGATGTATCACCCGGATTGCGCGTATAGTAGCCGCACGTTTCCAGCCTTGACGCACGATGACAGCGATCCGGCGCACCTCAGCAGCGACGGCGAGACGGCGGCGGCGCACGCGGCGCGGGTCGGCGTGATGGCGCGACCGACGCCGACGTTGGCGACGACGCCAGCGCCTGAGGCGTTGCCGGACTCGATTAAGGCGCTGCTCGAGCAAGAGAAACAGCAGACCGGCACGGTCCGCCGCATGGGAATGATTTCATGAACACGATCACGATTCCACGCGCGGCGCTGCGACAGGCCATGAAAGGCCCCGTGACGTTGACGGTGCCGATGGACGGGGCGCCGCCCGATTCGGAACTCGTCACCGTGAAACTGAGCGAGGGGCTCATTGCCGATCCGGTCGCCGACACCGCGTCAGCCGTCGATGCGCTGCTGGCACTGGACCTCGACCGCGCCACGCAGCTGGAAGCCATTGGCGATACCTACGGCGTGCTGGACCGACTGCAGCCAGAGATTGACCATTTGCGGGCGGAATCTCGGCGCACTGATCGTGCCTCTCAACTGACGCAGAAACAGGACGTCGCGCCGCCGTCCACCAGTCCAGTCATCGCCACGAGCGCCTGATGTTCCCGCCGTCAGACCCACTCGCCGCAGTGCCGCCAAGTCCTGCCGTTGTTCAGCCTTCGGCGCCATCGCCAGACTCTCCTGACGCGCTGCGCGCCAGCCTCAACACGCTGGAGATGTCCAGCGAGCAGGTCGGCGAGTGGTGGAAGCGCATCGAACGCGCCCGCACCCGCCGCAAGCAATACGAGGACATCTGGGACATTCTCCTGAAGGAATATCTGCCGACGGTCAAGGAATCCGGCACGCCAGAATCCATCAAGGTCAACACGCATTTCAGGAACGTGCAGACGAAGATTGGCCAACTATTTCCGCGCACACCGGAAATCCAGACGACGCCGGAAGGGCGATCGTTGGATGCGACGGTCGATCCGTTGACCAACCTGCCGATCACGGCCGAGCGCGCGGTGCAAATCAAACAGGCCGTCCTGAAGTGGTATCTCGGGCCGGATTGCATCGACGCGGGCCACCTCATGGACGAATGTCTGTTCGACATCATGGCGTGGGCGGGCCTTGCGGCGACGAAGATTGGTTACACCGCGACGATGAAATCGTTTCAAGAGCCGGTCATGCAGCCGGACCCGGATTGGCAACCGCCCGGCGTGGGCGTCATCTCCTTGCGCCTTGGCGCGTCGTCGCAGCCGCCGATGGTGCCCGCGGTGGATCCGACGACAGGTGCGCCGCTGATGCAGACGAAGCAGGCACTGATTCACGAGGAATGGTATTGGGATCGGTTCTCGCCGAAGAAGCTGCTGTTCAACGACGACTTGCATTCGACGCGGTTCGATGAGCAGGCGACGTGGATGGGCCAAGACTTTTTCATGCCCGTCAAGGAAGCGATGGCGACCTACGGCTTGACCGAGGATGAGGCCACGCGCTGCACGGCTGATGACCGTGTGTTCAAGCATGAGGGCGATACCGCGGCCGGGAGTTCGCCTGGACGTGACCTTGCGCACGGCGTAGAAGTCTTCGTGAAGGCGTCGCTTTTTCGGTCTGATGAACGGCACCCGCAGGCGATGGACCATCTCGTGCTGATTGAAGGACTGCGGGATCGCACCGTGGTGTATCGGCCGTCGCCGGATCAATCGTTCGATGACCGCGGGCGATTGACGCCAGATTCAATGATTGGCTTTCCGATCCATGTCATCACAATTCGCGATTTGGCCGATTCGCCGTTCCCGCCGGCCGACAGCGCGTTCACGAATGCGCAAGTCAAACATCTGAACACGTTTCGTCGGCAAGGCGTGATGCGCCGCGATGCGAGTATCGGGAAATATCTCTTCGATCCGTCGATGCTGGATGATGCCGACGTCGATAAGATGAAACATGGCGCCGTGGGCGAAGCGATTGCCGTGAAGCCTGGGGCGATGGCCGGCGGCAGCGAGAAGATTTGGGGCACGACCGCGCAGGTGCACGACGCGCCTGACAACTGGCGCGAGCAGGCGGCCATTAAGCAAGAGCTGGACGAGACGCTCGGCATCAACTCCGGCAGCGCTGGCACGCCTCTGGACACCGTGCGGTCCGCGACGGAGATTGCCGCGTTCACGAGCGCTGGCGCTGGGCGGCAAGAGAAAGAACAGTCCCGCGCCATCGCAGCGTATCTTCGCGGGGTGCGCAAGCTCGACGCCCTGATTCAACGCTACGCGCCCACGGAAGAATACGTCAACATCGTCGGCGAAGATGGCACGCGCGAGTTGGTCAAGTGGAATAAGGCCATCATCTACGGCAAGTATTCGTATGACATCACGCCGGATACGAACCTGCGCGTCGATGCGGCGCAAGACCGACAGCAGACCCTCGCCTACTACAACCTCGTGGCCAAGGATCCGTTCACGAATCGCAAACCGATTCTGCGTCGGCTCGCGCGACGGTTTGGCTTCGACCCGGCGCAAGTCGTCTTGCCGGATCAGGCCGTGCCGATGCAGCCACAGCATGGCGGGGAAGCCGAGCGCGTCGTGCAACATCAGGCGGAGCAGAGCGGCGGCAAGCCGAATGCGCCGGAGTCGCAGGGGAATGACAGACAAGCGAGGATGTTGTGAGCACATCTATCGCGCGCATCGTAGCCGAAGCGTGGGAAGATGCGCTGAATGAGGCGCCGGATCCATTTTCCTCGACTGATTTGTTCTATATGCTCGGTGGGCGCCGCTGGTCGTATCGTGAACGTCTTGATGTGCAACCCAAGAACTGGAAGCAGCAGCCAATTCCTCGCATCGCCACCGTGCGTCGCAATCTCAGAGCGCTCGGTAATACTCGGCTCGATCCATCGAGGATGCCGTGATCGATATTCGCCGCATGCGCCGAGCACCGACACACCCAGGTGAAATGTTCGAGGAAGAATATCGCAATCCGAGTGGGCTCAGCCAGGCGGAGTGCGCGCGACGGATGGGCATGTCGTCGAACCGGCTCAATGAACTTGTAAAGGGCAAGCGTGACCTGACGCCAGAGAACGCTATTCTTATCGGTGCGCTTACGAACACCGATCCGCGGTTCTGGCTGCACCTACAAGTTGATCACTCACTCTGGAGGCTCTACGCCGCTATTTGACCTCGAATGCCCCGCGTGCGGACTTGAACAAATCGACGTGTGGCTGAAGTCAGACGAGCGGCCGTTGTGTCCCTGCGGTGGCCAGACTAAACGACTCTGGCGCACGCGCGCCGTCATCGGTGACGACATTCCCGGCGGCTACCTCATGGAGAACGGCGTCAAGACGCCCACGATGGTCTATTCGCACTCCGAACGGATCCGCATCGCGAAGGCGAACGGCTGGGCGCCGATGGACGCCTTTTGCCCATTGCCAGACACCGACCGCGATCCACAAGGCCTCACCAACTGGGCCGTCGGGGCCAACGCGCGCCAACTCGAGCACGCGCGCATTCTCGTAGAACGCGCTGGACTTACGGCTGTCGCGACTGAACCGCAGTTTCGAGAGGTGCGCTACTTCAGCGGGGAAGACATTGTGGTGGACGCGCCATCTCTGCTGGAGTATGTGAAATGAGCAGTAGCCTTGTCATTCCTGGCATGACGCCACAGCGCGGCGTGGAGCCGATCTCTGCGGCGGAAATGATGATCATCGCGAAGGCCGCCGAGGTGCTCCATCGGCATCAGATCGGGCTGACCTGCCCGCGGTGTCAGCGCCCGTTCCAAGGACTCAATGCCTCCCAAGACGTTACCTGGGCCATTGCCTGCGACTGCCGAGAACTCCGCGCCCACATGGGACGCGGATCGGCCTGAGCGCGTGCCGTGTCCCTGTGGCGATGACCGTTGGGTGACGCGGCCGAGTCGGCAAACCGTGTGCCTGCGGTGCGGGCGTCCAGCGGTTCTCATTGTT